ACGGCTGCTTGTCCCGGCTCTCCTGCCAACAGCGCCATGCCCGGCGAATAGGCGCTTCCCACCAGACCAGAGCGGAATCCGTAAGGCCCATAGGGCACCCACTTGAGGCAGCTCGCCACGGCGCGATAGCGGGCAACGACGGACCCAGAACCCGTAATGAAGTTCTGGAACCCTGCTCCCGCCATGTTGAACGCCCCGTTGGTGAGCGCCCCCCCGACTTGCAGCCCAGTGGTCAGGCTCAAGTTCCAGGGTGTGTACTGGAACGCCGCGTCCACGTAGGAAATCCCGCCTACCACGAGCCCCGCTCCAATGACGGTCGGGCTGTAGAGGTTGCTTGTGCGGACCAAGTAGCCGCTGTCCGCGCCAGCGTAGCACGGATGCGCCATAGACGCACCGCACGGGTCACGTAGGAGGCTGTCCCAAGCGCGCACCCTAGGATCACGCAGGACAGAGGGAACTGCCAGGATCGTCGACCTGCGCCTGGGCGCCTGCTTAGCTTTCTTCTTTGCATTGTTGTTCTTCTTTTTATTCATCTGGATGGTTACTTTATTGCATGGTCCGTGCTTCGATAGCCCACGGTGGCACCAGTTTCTCCTGTTGAGCCAGCTCTCTTATTCTGCGGCGCTGGCTATTTGGGCCGGATAACAGACGCCCACATTATTCTACCGCTTATTTTCACCACTACCCCCACGTCACAGCCATCCGTCGTCCTCCTCGGACGCGTTTCCTGCGTAGTACTCATCCTCTTCGTCCCGGAGGTCCTGCTGGTGCTGTCGGTGGTCCAGGCCCTCCTTGTAGCGGGCCCTTCCTCCAACGCCTCCCTGCGGCCGCGGGCGCGCCGGCTTGTCCGGCGCCCACACCGCGGTGGGGGGGGGGCGCCCGTCGTTGCGCGACGACACCTGATGCGTGGGGGCTGCGCCAATGTTAATTGGCACGGCCACCACGCGTCGCTGCGCCGGCCGCTGGCTAGTAGAGCCCGCGGCGACTGCCTCCTCCTCCTCCTCCTCTTCCACTTCATCGGCCCAGGTGGGCACTCCGGAAGGCATCAGGAACTGGCTGCTCGACGGCAGCTCACGCTCCCTCGACACCCAGAGGAAGCGCGGATCGCGCTTTACGGCCGAGAGCAGACCCGACAGCGAGGGCAGCGTGGGGGCGCCCCAAGGCACCTCCTGCACTGCCCACCGCAGCCTGTCGTTCTGCTGATCGCCGAACTCAGCGATCACCTCCTCCAGTAGGCCCACCGCCTGACCCCGGAAAACGTCGAACATGGGCTCCAAGTCCCTCGTCGGCATCCCCAAGTTCAGGTAGATGGACCCCAGGCGCATGGCCTCCACCACTTTCAGCTCCTGCTTGGTCTTGGACCACTTCAGGGTCGGAAACGGCAGCTGCGCCATCGTCCTCGGTATGTCAGCGCACACCCTCACCTCTCCCGCCCGGCTGTGGAAGTAGTAG